CCGTCCAACACAGATTTGGCAAGGTTGTCCACGTCCTGTTTTGCGCCACGATCGGTGTAAACGTGGATTACGACCCGCAGTTCTCCGGTCATGGATATCATGCCGATTTGGGTGTTCCACGCAGCTGCGATTTGTTTCTCAAAATCGACTGTTGTTTTGGGTGTGTAGACCCCACCCATTTTGGTCATGCGTGGTCGTCCTTTGGGGACGGCCCGACCGTCAATCCTTATTCGCAACATTGAGTTGTTGCTTTCGTTCTGTGAACAGCGCGATTAGTTTTGTGGAGTCGCCGGAGTCGACGGCGCGTGACCATAGTTCCTCTAGGTCTTTGAGTGTTGCGGTGTTTTGTATGTCAATTGTCGTAATTTGCGCGGCGTTTGGTGTGCCCCGATTTACTTTTGCCATTTCCTCCCGTGTCACGCGCTTATCGCCACCATAGTTCGCCTGGGCGAGTGCGCGGCCCACAGCCGAAGACTCACAGTTCTCCAGCGCACTTGTGACGTTTGCCCCGGCTGTTCCGTCAATCTCAAACGCCAGCCCCGTGCCAGTCGGTCGCACGTCATTGTTCTTGTCAAACCACACTTCGGCGTAGACGACCCATTGCTTGCGGTCGCGGTCTGCATCGGTGGTCAGATACTTTGTGATGATTGCGCCATTCTCATGATCGCCGTAAAAGCGGATTATTCGTTGAGCAACCGTTTCATAGGATGCGAGGTCAAAGCGAGCCATTGAGTTCCCTCATTTCGATGTAGTTGTTGTAATCGGTGATGAACCTGTTTGCAACTTCTTTGAGGTCGGCAATCATGGCCTCGTCGCGTTCAATGACAATGTGTTTGGGTTCCATCCATGCCGGGGTAAAGTCACCAAACTCGGACTCGGTTCGCAACAGCCACGCAAACACGCAGCGTTCTGCCCCGGTGACGTGCAACTGCCATTGGACTTGCCTGCGGTACTGAATTGGCGGTTTGCCGTCCTCCCAGTCCTTACCTGTGGTCTTTACTTCCGCGATCACAGACCAGTCGGCGTTGAGGCCGTCCGGTGTTGCGAGATGCCATCGGTCTGCACCCATACCGCATATCAGCCAGTCGTTGTGCTTGATGCCGTATTCCTGTGGCAGGTTGTCGACAATCCATTCCTCGTAGTCACGCCCGAACCTCATGTAGGCGTTATCTTCGACGACATAATCCTCTGGGTTGAGGGCGCGTTTGAGTTCGGCATCGAAACCGCCAGGGCCTGACGCCGCCTTTGCCACGGTCGTGGCGGATACACCGTACTGACGTGCCTTGTACCATTCGTCAGTTAGTGACCGGGCGACCATTCTTTCTATTTTTGTAGTCATGTAAATAGTCTGACATGAGGCTACGACGCAGCTCGCTGCGGAATTGTGCTTTGGCGTGTCGTTCTGCTTCGTGGCGTTCGTAGATCATGGCCGAAAGTTCTAACCGGACTATGTCGGGGTGTGGGTGTCGTTCGTCGTAGTGGTTGGTGATGCCACAGGTGGTGCAGGGTGTCATAGGTAGTGGCCGCCGATAATGGCAACGCATCCGACAACAAAAATCAAGATGTAGACGTAGGTGTTGTTTTCCCAGTTCATGGTGTGCCTTTCGTAAGTGATGCCCGGCACCGTGTTGGTACCGGGCATCAGGTGGGTGCTTAGTAGAGGTCGCAAACGTCGCAGGTGCAGAGTGCGTTGTCAAGGGCCTCGCGCGTGGTCAGGGTGTAGTCGTTGCAGTTGGTGCAGATGTGCGAGGTCGAGTGCAGGTCGCATCCTGCGCAGTAGTTGGTGGCGGTGATGCTGATGATTGTGTTCATGGTGTTCCTTTGGCTAGAGGTGGACTTGCTTGATGTATCGACTGTAACATACCCGCGACACTATCCGCGACACTAACCGCAACTAATTTAGGTAACAGTTTGATAACGACAAAACAGGGGCGGCCGACCCCTAATGTCGACCGCCCCACCCGAATAGGGAGAAAGGATAAGAACCTATTCGGGGACAACCTCGGCAACAACCTCGACCGGGGGAACAACCGCCGCGGCCTCCGCACGTTTCTCCGCAATTTCTTTGCGCAGGAGTTTCTTTGGATCGATGAACACGCCCCGCGCATTCTTGATTGCGAAGTGCAGGTGTGGCCCGGTGCTGGTCGTGCCCGTGTTACCCGACAACCCGATAACGTCCCCAGCCTTGACCCGTTGCCCGTTCGACACCATCGGTTTGGACAGGTGCAGGTAGTACGAGTGTTTGCCGTCCGGGTGACGAATGGCAATGTTCTTGCCCAACACCTGATCTGGGTTGTTTGAGCAAGCCACAACCATTCCTTTGGCGGTGGCAAACACTTTGTCACCCGTGTTGCAGGCGTAATCGAGTCCGGGCATTTTCGAGCCACGCTTCACATGGTCGTCAAAGTTGTCACGAACTTCGCGTGTCTTGCACGGTCTGATGCAATCAACATCCATTGTTATCCTCCGGTGTTTGTGATGATTAGTGAAATAAGTACGGCGGCGATGCCGGATACCCCGGCAAACCCCCACACTTTCATCTCAAGATTGCGAATACGGATTTCGTGATCGTCAAGTTGTTTCGGGTGGTCGCCCATCCGCAGCTCAAGTTCAATGAGTTTGTCGTAGATCCGTTCGAGTGTTACGACAACTCCGTCACTTGGCATTCTTTCCACCGTCTTTTGCACGGGCCGTTTCGATTGCCGAGTTGATTGTGGAATCAAAATCGGTGTCGTTGACTGTGCCTTTGCCAGCGTAGATGAATGCCAGCGCACCAAAGATGCCTAGAACACCCGTCAGCGACCCCATAAGGGCACTCTGGGCGACTGTGAGGCCGATGGCGGAACCTGCACCCAACCCGGCAATTCCAGCCCCGAGAGCGAACGATGCGATGCGCAGGATGCGTTTGATTATGTCTTTCATGTTTATGTCCTTACGACGTAGTAATCAATCATGTAGCGATCGGGGCTGACGTTGCCGTCAATCCCAATCACCCGGTATGTAGTTGTTGTGCCCTTGTAAACTATGCTGATGGTTTTGCCTACGCTGATGGACGACACGGCCGTCAGGTCCTCTTGTGCGTTCCATCGAATGCGTGTCGCACCAATGCTGGTCGTCGAGTATGCGGCGACTAGTGCTTCTGCTCGGCTGCGCAGATTGTTTGTCAGCAACAGCGATGGTGACAGCCCGACCTCGCCTGTCCAGATTGTGATGTCGTTTCCTGTTTTTACGGAGTCGCCGTCAAAGTATGCGTAACCGAATGTGTTGGTTGCTGTTGTGCGGTGCATTGAGAATGCGTCGACGTAGTAGAGATCGCCGGCACTAATGTTTCCACCGCCCGAACGGTTGAAGCTGATGAGGAATGTTGCGCGTTGAGTGTTTGCCGGGGCGGTTGCGTAGTGTTGCACGTCATACCAAGTGTTTGCTGTTGTCAAGGCAATGTTGGGGCCTGTTGCTTGTGAGATTAGGCTTTCGTCGCCGTCGAACCATCGGATGATGATTTGTGCGCGTAGGTCGGTTCGTGATGTTGTGCCGCGCAGACCAAACCCGGATACGCGGTAGGTTCGTCCGGCGGTGACGGGGATGCCGTCAGACTCGCCACCCGAATATGTAATCACGCCGGTCGCGGCGGCGGTGATTTGTCGTGCGCGTATGGCCCATTCGCCGTTGTATGCGGTGAATGGTGTTGCTTCGTCTGCTGGTTTTCTGCGTCGAACACGGATGGAACCGCTGCCGGAATATCCGGTGTCGGAGTATTCGGCGGACGGGTTGGACACAAGGTTTTGGAAGTAGTAGTTGACCGAACTGATTGTTGTGAATGCGACAGGCAATGACAGGTTGGTTTCGAAACTGGAGAACCGTTGCCCAAAGTTTGTGATTGACGTGGCATCCTCAACGCGCCAAGTAGTGTCCGGCAACAAACCTAAACGTGGCGTGTTTAGATCAACGAATATGTAGTTGCTTTCGTTTGCGCCACCCAAGATTGACACGTCGCTGTCGACCATGCGCACCAGCGACGAATTGTTTAGCACTACGACGTTGCTGATGTTTTGTGATGATGATTCGAAATCAATTTCTGTGTAGTGCAGTTGCCCGGCAGACCCAGCCACATCTGTAAACGTCTTGCCGGACGAAACACCTGGCGCACCCCCCGCGTTCAGTCGGATTAGTTGGTCGCGGCCTGTCGTGTTGTTTGTTGGTAACGTGTGCGACCCAAACCACACCGCCCCGGTACTGCGACACATCAGATCAAGATGTTCAGCCATCGAGGCAACAACTGGGGTGTCGTCTAAGTTGGTTGAACCAAACGAGCCGTCCTCCGCGGCGACCTTGATTATTTCGGTGGCGTTTGTTGAATCGAAACTGTAGTTCAGCGCACGAATACGGCTGGACTCGTTGTATTGGGATGTTGTCAACGCATAAAGTGTGGTTCGTCCACCAACCCCAGCAACCTGCCATGCCGACGCAATCGCAACCCAGTCAACACAAAACAACGACGTAATCGTAATTGGCGTGGTGTACGACACCGAACTGTCAAACACGACGCGTTGCGAAACATCCTGAATAAACCCAGTAAACACATATTCGGACGTGCCTGTGCGACGCAAACGAACATACTCACCAACGTTCGGCACACTCGCCAAGTTCTTGAACGACACGTTGAGCGACCCGACGTCAACCGTGTTGGCACCGGGCATCGACCGTCGACCACCCTCGTCGTAAGACATTGTGCCAATAATGTCGGCGGTGCGATCCACCCACGTCAACGTGCTGGTCGGTGCCGTTTCAAACGTCATCTGCCCATAGATGGGTTCTTCGATGATGGGTAGTGCCATTAGCGTCCGCCGTTTGCCCGGTTGAAGTCCGCCAGCACACGCGCTACTTCACGCCCGGCAGAAACCGAGTCGATGGGTGCGTTGAAGTTTACGGTGACACCTTTGTTACCAATTCGTGATGTTCCGCCAAACGGTTCCGATC